GGACTTCAGGGGAAAAACGAGTATTTTTAGTCATCCTGTTTACCTCTTTCTCAGGAAGTTTAGTCTCCAGGATTCCCGGGGCGGTTCATTCGCAGAATATGTCGATGAAGCAACCAAATGACGAAAACGATCATACCCGAAGCATCAAGAGGCAAATGATTCATGAAAATCAAACATGAGCACATCCGCATGGCGATGAATGCCTGGGCATACCCTGATGGTGAGAAAGTTCCTGCAGCTGAAATAGCCCGGACTTATTTCGAACTGGGGATGACGTTCCCTGAACTGTACGACGACAGCCATCCGGAAGCCCTGGCCCGTAATACCCAGAAAATTTTCCGTTGGCTGGATAAAGACACCCCTGATGCTGTTGAAAAAATGCAGGCTCTGTTACCGGCGATCGAAAAGGCGATGCCGCCTTTGCTGGTGGCCCGTATGCGCAGCCACAGTTCTGAATATTACCGTGAGATCGTCGAACGGAGGGATCGGCTGGTGAAGGATGTCGATGATTTTGTTGCGTCAGCGGTTGTTTTGTATGACCAGATGAATCGCGGCGGCCCGGCAGGGAATGCTGTGGTGATGCACTAAAAGCACGGTGTTCGGGGGTTTTATGAGCAGCAAGCTTCATGGTCTTGTCTGGGAAGGGTGCGCCTTCACCGGCATGATCTTATCCAGGGTGGCGGTTATGGCCCGTCTTGCAGACTACAGCAATGACGAGGGCGTGTCATGGCCTGCCATTGAAACTATCCGGCGTCAGATCGGTGCAAGAAGTGAATCCACAGTGAAATCGGCTATTGCAGAACTGGCGAAAGAGGGCTGGCTGACGAAGGAAGAGCGTAAGGTCGGTGGGCGTAATGTAAGCAATATCTATCGGCTTAATGTGGAAAAACTCGAAGCAGCTGCGGCGGCGGCGCGTGAGTCATATAAACCGAAAAGAAAAATTAGCCCGGCAAAAAATGACCCGTTAACAGTTGACCCGTCAAATATTGACCCCTCAACGGTTGACCCGTCAAATTTTGATGGATCAACTGTTGATAAAAAACTGCCGATTAGGGGGGCGATGATTGACCCCGATCCGTCAGTATTAAAACCTGATCCGTCAGATAAAAGATCTTCTTGTCCGGACGCTTCGCAACCGGACCCGCAGACGGCTGAACAGGATTTTTTAACCCGACACCCTGACGCGGTTGTGTTCAGTGCGAAAAAACGCCAGTGGGGAAGTCAGGAAGATTTGGTGTGCGCACAGTGGATCTGGGGACGAATCGTGAGTCTTTACGAGCAGGCGGCCAGCGATGATGGCGAGATCACTAGACCGAAAGAACCCAACTGGACAGCATGGGCCAATGACGTTCGCACAATGCGGATGCTGGATGGCAGAACTCACAGACAAATTTGTGAAATGTTTGGGCGTCTCCAGCGGGATTCGTTCTGGGTAAAAAACATCATGAGTCCGGCAAAACTCCGGGAAAAATGGGATGAACTGGTTATCCGCCTGGGGCGTTCGCCTGCGCAGCGTTGCGTGAATCACATTTCTGAACCGGACACTGAAATACCGCCGGGATTCAGGGGGTGACGTGTCATGAAAAACATTGCGGCAGTTGGGGTTCTTGAACGTATTCGCAGACTTGCACCACAGGGGGCGGTTCCACCGTACCGGACGGTGGAGGAGTGGCGGGAATGGCAACTTGCTGAAGGACGAAAACGCAGCGAGGAGATTAACCGCCTGAATCATCAGGTGCGGGTTGAAAAAATCCTGAACCGTGCGGGCATCCAGCCGCTTCACAGGAAGTGCTCATTCGGGAACTACCGGGTGCAGAACGACGGTCAGCGCCATGCTCTGAGCCAGGCGAAATCCATTGCCGATGAATTGATGACCGGATGTACAAACTTCGTGTTCAGCGGTAAACCTGGTACCGGTAAAAATCACCTGGCAGCAGCGATTGGCAATCGGCTGATGGCGAAGGGGAGAAGCGTGATTATCGTCACCGTGTCCGATGTCATGAGCGTGTTGCATGACGGCTACGACAACGGCCAGTCCGGGGAAAAATTTTTACAGGAGCTTTGTGGAGTTGACCTTCTGGTCCTTGATGAAATTGGCATGCAGCGGGATACGCGCAACGAGCAGGTCACGCTGAACCAGATAGTCGACCGCAGAACGGCTTCGATGCGTAGTGTCGGAATGCTGACGAACCTGAATCACGCAGCGATGAGCACACTCCTCGGAGATCGGGTGATGGACCGTATGACCATGAATGGTGGTCGTTGGGTGAATTTTAACTGGGAGAGCTGGCGGTCAAACGTTGGACGTCAGGGTATGTGAGAATTTTTGACGAGGTAAATTTTCGATGGAAACTGTATTGCATGCACTGAAAGCGATGGGAAAAGCCAATTCTGTTGAACTGGCGGCGCGGCTTGATATCAGCCGTGAAGAAGTTCTTAACGAACTGTGGGAACTCAAAAAAAATGGCGTTGTTGATAAAACGGGTCACACCTGGTTTCTGGCTGTCGAAGGTGAAGCCGGGGTAACCGAAGGGCAGGCACTACAACCTGAAGCGCCGGATGTGGTAACCGAAGAGGTCGCTCCAAAAGTTACCGCAGACATGATGGTTGAGTTTATCGGTCAGGATGGTGCTAAAACGTGTGAGGAACTGGCGGGTAAGTTCGGCGTCAGTACTCGCAAGGTTGCTTCCACGCTGGCGGTGGTAACCGCAACGGGGCGGCTGGCACGCGTTAATCAGAACGGTAAATTTCGTTACTGCATGTCGGGGGGTAATTTACCAGCAGATCCGAAAGCCGCGCCGGTAACGAAAAATGATGGTAAGGCCTTTCCTCAGCCAGCAGGTGCTGCGTTACCAGTCCGGGAAGCCGCAACACAGGAAGAAATTAAAACAGAAACTGTGGCGGACATTGTGCAGCCGTTGCTATCGTTTACCGAAACGCAAGCAGATGAGCTGATTTTTCCGTCCCTGCGCAGGGCAAACCTGGCGCTGCGCAGGGCGAAAAGTGATGTTCAGAAGTGGGAGCGAGTCTGCGCCGCGCTGCGGGAGCTGAACAAGCACCGGGATATTGTTCGACAGATTACTGATTCTTCCCGCCGTGTTGTATCGGAAAAGTGATAGCCGGAGGCGCTTATGGCGAAACCTTTTACACACGAACAGCGTGAAGAACTGAAGGCCCGAATTATCGGGCTGGTACGCAAAAATGAACGCATGACGATATCACAACTGGAGAGAGCGACGGGAGCAGGCTGGCATTCAGTCAGACGTTGCCTTGTGGATGTACTGGCTTGTGGCGATTTATACATGCCCGGTAAATACGGTGTTTTTACATCAGAACAGGTGTATCGCGTATGGCGTAAGGCAGCGGAGAAAGCAACCGACCAGACATTGATTCGAAAGTTACCAGACGGAGAAATACGCCGCTACGACAGATAACAGAACATAATCTGTGGCGAGTGCCGGAAGAGTGAAGTTATGCTGCGTGTACTGGCGTTCTATCAGGGCAATTTTCAGGAGGCGGTACTGTGAGTGAATTAGCTATCAGGCTTCAATTGTCGCTGGCATTCGCATCAAAGGAGAATGAGATGACCACTTTTACAAAAGAGCAGTTAATCAGTCATGTTAGTGAAAATGTAAAGGCGATGAAATTTGCAGTAAAACAGACAGTATTCAAAAATTCTCTCGAGGCAATTGAGTTGGATTTAGCACTGGCCCTTGTTGCTCAGGCTTCGCTGGAAGCAGAGCCCGTGCTTTATATGAATCGATTTACCGGAAAGACATTCTCACTGGAAGAGCAACCCGGTGCTGATAAGGAACCGGAAATATACGTGCCGCTATATGCTGCCCCGCCAGACAGCGCCGCCATGCTTCAGGCTGGAAACTTTCGGGAAAATAAGGGTTCGTCAACCAATAATTTTCGGGAAATCTCGGAAACGTCAACAAACTATCCGGTAACTCCGGATGGTTGGATAAGCTGTAGTGAGCGAATGCCGGATGATGGTCAGCACGTAATTATTTTATGTGATGGCGCATTCGTTCTTTATGCGCAATATCGAGACGGTGAGTTTTTTGATGTAGTCCGTAATGGTGATGAATTTTTCGAAACACAGAGCCGCAATGTAACCGACTGGATGCCGCTACCAGAACCGCCGCAGGAGGTGCGCCAATGATCTGGCCTGAAGCCTTTGCAATTACAGGCGTTGCTATAGCTATTGATTTTTTAGTATATGTTATTTGTCGGTGGGGGTAAAAACGTTCGCCGGGATTCACACCAAAGGAGGGAATATGTCGGATGATATTTCACTGGCAATGGAAGGTGCTCTGGCTGTTATTGCTGTTGTGGGCGTTTACTGCCTGGTTGTGTTTTTGATGGATCGACTAGGGAACTGAATTCATTACGATATGGGAATTCCCATATCGGGTAAAAACGGTTTGCGGTAAAGCGAGAGTTAAGTAGAATTGCTGCGGGTGCTTGAGGCTGTCTGCCTCGGGCATGCCACCGTAAGGCAGACAGAGAAAAGCCCCAGTTAACATTACGCGTCCTGCAAGACGCCTAACATTAATCTGAGGCCAATTTCATGCTAGACATATGTAGGTTAGCCTCTTACGCGCCGAAAGGCAAGGAGAAGCAGGCTATGAAGCAGCAAAAGGCGATGTTAATCGCCCTGATCGTCATCTGTATCACCGTCATAGTGACGGCACTGGTAACGAGGAAAGACCTCTGCGAGGTACGAATCCGAACCGGCCAGACGGAGGTCGCTGTCTTCACAGCTTACGAACCTGAGGAGTAAGAGACCCGGCGAGGGAGAAATCCCTCGCCACCTCTGATGAATCAGGCATCCTCAACGCACCCGCACTTAACCCGCTTCGGCGGGTTTTGTTTTTTCCTGGCATTCTGGTTTACAATTCGCACGCCAGCCTGAACAACTGGCACCTGCTGCGCCAGCAGAGACAACCGATGGCGCACGATACCAAATTATACAATTCTGATGATTCTGCCGTCTTTGCCAGCAGGCGCGGACGGTGTTTTCACGCATTCAAATCTGACTGGTACCAGCATCCCCCATGCACTGAAGAACAGGCCGAATGGCTCATTCAGTGTTACCGCAGGCGCGGATGCGAGGTTAAAAAAGCCCTTAGCCTCGACTACCGTCACTGGATAATCTCCGTCAGGCTCCCTTACTCCGAACGGCCACCGCGTCCGTCCCGCACATTCCAGCAACGGATCTGGAGGTAATGTGCGGGTATTACTTCGACCTGTTCTGGTACCGGAACTCGGTCTGGTTATCGTTAAGCCAGGCCGTGAATCAATGTCAGCATTCCATAACGGCAGAATACTGGTGGAGCCGGAACCAAAAAGCATGCGAGCTCTGCCGTCCGGGGTTGTACCTGCCGTTCACCAGCCGCTGGCGGAAGATAAATCACTACTGCCATTTTTCAGCGATGAGCGGGTGAGCCGTGCTGCGGGTGGCGCTGGTGCACTGTCTGACTGGTTATTACGTCACGTGAAATCCTGCCAGTGGCTACACGGTGATTATCATCACAGCGAAACCGTCATTCACCGTTACGGTACCGGCGCAATGGTGTTGTGCTGGCACTGCGACAACCAGCTGCGTGACCAGACATCCGAATCACTCGAGCAACTTGCTCATCAAAACCTGTCAGCATGGATGATTGACGTCATCGGTCACGCAATAAGCGGTACGCAGGAGCGTGAATTATCTCTGGCTGAATTATCCTGGTGGGCGGTCCGCAATCAGGTGGCGGACGCGCTACCGGAAGCGGTATTACGTCGTTCGCTGGGGTTGCGTGCGGAAAAAATCCGCTCAATGTACCGTGAAAGCGACATCGTACCGGGAGAGCAGACCGCCACCATCATACTGAAGCAGCGCACAAAAAATCTTGCGCCGCTGCCTCACGCCCACCAGCAAAACCCGCCACAGGAAAAGACGGTGGTCAGCATTGCCGTTGATCCGGAGTCACCGGCTCAGTATCTCCAGCGCCAGAAACCACAACGGGAAGAGATGCCTGTATACACGCGCTGGGTAAAAACGCAGAAATGCATGACGTGCGGTAATCAGGCAGATGATCCGCATCACATCATTGGTCATGGACTGGGAGGGATGGGAACAAAGGCTGATGATTTGTTTGTTATTCCGCTGTGCCGTAAATGTCATAACGAACTGCACGCTGGGGTAAAAGATTTTGAAGAAAAACACGGCAGCCAGCTGTTGTTGCTGATTCGTTTTTTAATGCACGCGAGAAATTCGGGTGTCCTGAAGTGGAAAGCATGAATGACTGAACGGATAGAATTTGTTTTGCCTTACCCGCCGACGGTGAATACCTACTGGCGACGTCATGGCAATACGTATTTCATCTCGGAAGCCGGAAAGCGTTATCGCCGTGATGTGGCGCTAATTGTTCGCCAGCAGCGGCTGAAATTAAACCTGTCCGGAAGGCTGGTGATAAAGATTATTGCAGAGCCACCGGATAAGCGCCGTCGTGACCTGGACAATATCCTGAAAGCACCACTGGATGTGCTGACGCATGCCGGACTTCTCATAGACGACGAGCAGTTTGATGAAATCAATATTGTGCGCGGTCAGCTCGTTCCTGGTGGGCGGCTGGGGATAAAAATCACAGAACGGGAGTGCGCATGAATAACCACTATTTACAGTTTGTGCGTGAGCAGCTCATTATCGCCACCGCTGATTTGAGTGGGGCAACAAAAGGTCAGCTTGAAGCCTGGCAGGAGAATGCCATGTTCGATACAGGGCGTTACAGGCGAAAAAAAATCCGGTACCGCGATGAAGTGACTGGAAAAATGATAACGCGGGATAATCCACCAATCCCGGGAAAGCAATCGCTGGCGAAGGTGACGTCAATTCCTCTGGTCAGTCCGGTTGAGTTTTCGACATCATCGTGGCGGCGGGCTGTTCTGTCTCTTGAAGAACATCATAAAGCCTGGTTGTTGTGGTGTTACAGCGGGAGTATTTGTTGGGAATATCAGATCGCGATAACACAGTGGGCGTGGAATGAATTTAATACTCAATCCGGTACCAGAAAAATTGCTGGGAAAACGCAGGAACGCCTGAAAAAATTAATCTGGCTGGCGGCGCAGGCAGTAAAAGCAGAACTTTTTGGTGGGGAAGGTTATGAATATCAGGAGCTGGCATTACTGGCGGGAGTGACAACTAAAAACTGGTCCAAAACATTTACTCGTCACTGGGTTGCAATGAAACACATTTTTCACCGACTGGATAGTGAGGCTTTATTATTTGTAATGAGAACACGTTCAAAACAAAAGGCGGCATTTTCAAAGCAAAGTGTTGCAAAAGTAGATTGAAAGGCATATATTTCATGCAAATCTGATATTTTGCCGATTTTGTACGTGATGGCAAAAGCAAACAAAACCCGCCCACAAGCGGGTTTTGTTGTGCCACTTATCTCGGATAGACATGGTGAATGCGCTGGTGGAGGAGATAAGGGTGATTTTTGTATGCTTGCAACATTGATTTCGTAACGTTATTATCCTGCGCCCGGCCCTTTAGCTCAGTGGTGAGAGCGAGCGACTCATAATCGCCAGGTCGCTGGTTCAAATCCAGCAAGGGCCACCAACCGCCACTAGCCATCAGGAAAGAGCGTCAACCCTTTAAGTTGAGTGTGCGAGGTTCGAGTCCCCGGTGGTGGTCCATTATCGGTATTCTGCGTTGTTAGCTCAGCAGGACAGAGCAATTGCCTTCTAAGCAATCGGTCACTGGTTCGACTCCAGTACAACGCGCTACACTTATTTTCCCGGCTCGCTTTTGCGGGCCTTTTTTGTATCTGCGCCACGCCCGGCGCATACCAACCACAGAGCCTTTCGGGGGGGGGGGGGGTTTCGGGGGGG